CTAAAAAGTCTGCGGTATTAGCTAAGCAAGGAGATCAAGTTAAACTGATTCGTTTTGGTGATCCTAATATGAAAATTAAAAAACATATTAAAGCTAGACGTAAATCATTTAGAGCTAGACATAAATGTGAAGGCGCAACCAATAAACTATCTGCTAGATATTGGAGCTGTAAGGCTTGGTAATGCCTAAAAGACTTAAAATAGAAAAAGTATATACTGTAGGAGTTTGTAAATACTGCAATGAAGTTTTGGACACCAAAGATAGTTTTGTAGTATTCGCAGATAAAACAAAAGCTCATCATGAATGTTATAGAGTTGATGCTGAGTTAGAACAAAAAGAAAAAGGAGTAATATAATGCCAATGGTCGGAAAGAAAAAGTTCGCATATACTAAGAAAGGAAAAGCTGCCGCTAAAAAATATGCAAAGAAAAAAGGTAAAAAAGTAAAGAGTAAATACTAATGGAGCAAAAGTATATGAATAATATATTAATGACAATTAGACATTGGGTTTGCCAATTCTTTGATATTAAACAATGTCAATGTGTTTTTAAAAGCAAACCTAAAAGAAAGAAAAAGTAATGCCACTTACAAAAAAAGGTAAGAAGATTATGAAAGCCATGAAGAAAACTTATGGCAAGAAAAAAGGCGAATCAGTATTCTATGCCACAGCTAGAAAGAAAAAAATTAAAGGTGTAGAAAGAAAGAAGAAGAAATGAAAAAAGGATATCATAAAACAAAGTCAGGCAAGATAGCTAAAAAAGGTCTTTGGTATAATATTAATCAAAGAAAGAAAAAAGGAATTTCAAGAAGTAAAAAGAAATCAACCATTTCATCTAAAGCTTATGCTATGATGAAAAAAGGTTTCAAGAAATCATAAGTTTGCGACTAAGAACATAGTCTGTGTGATACCTTAGTATCATGGGTGGTAGGTGGGAACTAAATTAAAGTTGAGTTAATTCTTTGCTCAGCTATCTTAAAATATTTTTGATCTAATTCTATACCAATAAAATCTCTATTCGTATTTTTACAAGCAATACCTGTACTACCTGAACCCATAGTAAAATCTAATACAGTATCGCTATCATTAGTATAAGTTTTAATTAAATATTCTAATAAAGCTACTGGCTTTTGCGTTGGGTGTACTTTTTCTTTATCAGGTGCAAATTGTATAATCGTTCTTGGTTTTCTTGTTCCATTGTTTTTGGTTATAACCTGTTCTATTTTTGATCTTACTGTAGAATTTTCTTTTTCTGTTTTTTGTTTTCCACTTTTTTGTTTGTATGGCAATCCTTTTGCTTCTTGAGGATTATATGTCATGGGTTTATTTTTTGAATATGATGTTGGTGCATTGCCAAATACAGATATAACTTCATGAACTTTTAATGGCTGATAGTTTGCTACAAGAAAATTAGCACCATTAGGTTTTTCCCATATCCAATCATATTTAAACCAATCAGAATTAGATAACCTTAAATTAGAACTAAAAGGTTCTGTACCAAATAAAATAATAGCACTTTCTTTTTTAATTATTCTTTTTAATTCAAACCACATTTTGTTTAATGGAATAACACTATCCCATTTACAAGGTGTCGTTCCATAAGGTGGATCAGTAAGTATAAGATCAATAGACTTATCAGGTATAGTGGGTAATACCTTTAAGCAATCGTCATTAAATAGTTTCATAGATTAAAGTTAGACGACAAGCCAAAAAGGGGAAATATGTACTTGCCGCCTAACCACACACAACAATAAACGATTATTTTTACATATCGTTATAAGATGTTTTCACAACAGGTGTAACGACCTGATCTTGTTGGACATCTTGAGAACCAACAAAATTCTGTAATTCTGGTTTTATATCTTCAAGAAAATAAGAAACAGAAACTCCCAAACCATTTGCAAGTTGCAATAGTCTAAAGGCGCTAAGTCCGTTCCTACCTTTTTCATATTTTTGTATTTGTTGAAAACTAACATTACAAAGATTTCCTACCTTTTCTTGAGATAAACGTTTAGATAACCTTAGGTCTTTTAAACGCTTGCCAATTTCTTTTTCTACTTTTTTTTGTTCCATCGTTATCCTCTTTTTTTAGCGAATAATATCCTTTAAGTCTGTTACAACTTTTAAGATACATCCAGAAATTATCTAATTAACTATAGATAACTTCTTGCTTTGCTTTCAAAGCCTGTATTTTAATTCCAAGTTTATGTTGCTCATCTTGGAACTTTTGGAAAAGCTTTTTATATTTCCAAGCTTTTTGTAGCTTATTATTTTGCTTCTCCTCTAGGCTTTTGATCTTTTTCGGATCGTACATTATTCGCCTTATCGTTTAGTTTAGTACTAGCCTTGTTAAACTTTAAGCTCTGTATCTCAACAGAACAGTTTGAACTTGGCTTCTCTTTCTTAGCAGCGTCTTCCACATTGCTAAAAAATTCTGTTATCCTAGCTTCCACCGTATAGTAGAAGTCCTTTCTTACGTTATTTTCTAAACTCATTCTCTGTGTACATTATATTAAATTTAAGTTTATTCAATATGTTTATTTGATTTTTTGACAATCTAATCTTTCTTTGACTAGCGTCTGTTTCTTTATCAATTAAGCCTATTTTAACTAAATCATTAACAATCGCATTGGCTCTTGACCTGGTAAAACCTAGATTTTTGGCAATCTCTGCAAAGGTTGGGGTATAATCATTTTCTTTAAAGTATTTTGTAATAAACTTAAACACATCTAATTTTCTCTCACTAAAATATATTTTATTCATCTTTATCCTTATTAAATAATTTCGTTATATTGTTCTTATGTTTTTTATTTTTATCATCCATATTCTTAATTTGTTTCTCTAATTCATCTAATACCTGACTCATATCATCATTTGATTTTTCTAGTTTCTTTAGAAACATATATAATTTATTAATGTACCAATTCGCTTTCTCACAATCTACAATCAATCCTGCAAGACTCCCTCCCATTTTAGAACCAAAACGACAAAGATATTTCATCGCTTGACCTTTTAAAAAACCTATCTTCTCTGAGTCATTATTTAATTGTGAAAGGATTGCATCACAAGTTTCAATAGTTTTTTTATAATAGGGAGGGTTCTTGGATTCCATAATTAAAAGGGGATTTTATCCTTATCTTTTTTGTATGGATTAGATATTTTAAAATGTGGGTTATCTTTTCCTGTTTGAGGATTAACCGCATTACCCCAAAATGATAAATCGTATTTACCAGCAGGGATTGTAATATCTTCTTTCAACTCAAAACCATTCCAACTATGCGTTGGTGATTTTTGAGAAGGTGTTTCATTTCTAAACACATTAAAGTAAATGGGTTTTTTTAACATAGTTCTCCTATTTGTTTTCGTTTACTTTTTGTTTTACTTTTTCATTTATTGCTTGTGCTTCCTTAACAACATACTCAAAGGTTGCTGCATCAGAATCTTTTAAATCCATAATTTTAAATTCTTCCATGAACTTTTGTTTTTGTTGTTCATAAGAAGCCATTGATTTGCAATGGTCTGCTGAAGCTCTAAGATATTTTAAAAAGTCATCAGCTATAAATTTTGCGTTAGGATTAGGTTGGGGTTTAGGTTTAGGTTTAGGTTGTTCTTGATTTCTTACAAAGTTTTGCATTTCATCAGCACTAGCTAATTCTGTTCCTGCAAATCCTGCAAACGCTAAGCACCTTCCTACTGCCACTGATTCATGTTTCTCATAAGATTTTTCGCCAACTCCTACCTCTTTTGAATTACCGGTAGCAATTAACTTATCATCTAAAAACATTTCACAATGGAACTCAGCAGCTCCATCAATATGTTTAGTGGTTGTCTTTATGGTTACTCTTTCACCAAAAGTTTCTCTTACAAAGTTTAATCTATCCTTAACCTGGATATAATTTTTCCCACCTTTGACTCTAATGGTATCATGGGTTTTCTTTGAAAAAGCTTGTATCGCTTCTATTAATGTTATCATTTTTTTACCTTCCATAGTTTAGTTTTTCTCTTATCTTTTGAAACTTTATTTTAGCATCATGTTCTAAATTGGTTTCAAGTTTAAGTTCTATTTGTTGAACTAGAATTTCTTTTTCAGTAATGGTTGCTAATTCACCATTACCTTCTTGAAATTTAGCTATCAGGTTATCAATCCTTCTTTCTAAATCTGGTTCTAGTCTATCTTCTTTTCTTTCTTCTAGCGTATTTAGGATCATAGCCTTTTCCGCATAGGTTAGGTTATGGTTTGTCATTGTTGTCGTTCCTTTCTGTAAAGCTCTTTCTGAAATTCTCTTGGCTTTTTTTCATCCATAATGCTAGTTCTTTTCTCAATCTAGTATTATCATTTTGCAAAGCCTTGTTATCATCTTTTAATCCTTGAATTTTTAATCTTAATTTATGTAATCTTATTAAAAGATAAGATTTACTAAAATAAGAATAATCTTTTTTATCAGCCATAATATTTATACAACCTATCTAAATATTCTTTTGGAATATCTTGCCACCAAAAATCTTGTTTACGAATAGATGAGAAATCCGTTTTAATAATACTTGCTAATTTTTTGGGATCGCCATCTGCATATCTTAATTTATTTTCCCAAATCTTTTGATACAAAATGAGTTCATCATAATATTTAATTAAATTATCTTGTCTAAGTTCTGGTGTATTCCCTTCATGAAAAGCCATGACTTCATCTTCTGTGGCATAAATCAAACATGGTTTCTTATTCACACAACGGCTATACAAAGCAATCTGCATTAAATCTGATGTATAGATATGACTATCTATTTTTCTTTTTGATATGGCATAACCTGATTTGTTTTTTCTAACCGAACCAAATAAATTTTTAAAATCAAAAAAATAATCTTTACCTTCTAAATCTACAAAGCATCTAAAAAATGTTTCTATATGATGATCCCAATGAGTGTATTCGGTTTCTGCTTTAAATGTACCAGCATCTAATTTTAAAACTTCTCCTACAAAATTTTTAATAATACTTTCTGCTTGCTTAGCTATCAGTTCTGCTTTAACTTTATCCTTTTCATCTTTCGCTTTATATTCTTTAACTTTCTTTTCCAGGATAGGCATGACATCTGTTATAGGAATGTTTTTAGTTAACATACTTTGTGCAGCATCATGAATAAGAGTTCCCATTAAGAAACTTGGATTGATATATAATTTTGATTTTTCTTCTTTTGTTAAAATAATCTTTTGAAAGAACCTTACATCATCAGGTAGTTTATTTTCTGAAACAGACGTATTGGTTAAACCAAAGTTTTTATAAACATCTGATGTGCTTCTTAATTCGTTATCCATGATTCGTTTTATTATAACTATTTTATTTACAATGCAAGACTTAAAAGTTTAATATATATATACATTGATTTCAGAATGAATTTAGCTATAAGTGATTCGTAGATAACGATATGAAAATACCAAGTCAAATTAAGATTAGAAATAGTACAATTTCTATTTCAACTGTACCGCTAAAAGAGGCTCAACAAGGTGAGTATTATGGTATTTATGATACTGAAAAAAATACAATTAAAATTAGAGAAGGCATTAAAGATAAAAAGTTTTTATGTGATGTTTTAATCCATGAAATTATCCATGCCATTTTAGATAAAGGAAATAAAAAGATAAGATCAGAAGAACCCACTGTAGATTTCATTGCAACGCAATTTGTAAAGGTATTAGATAAAAACAAAGAACTGATAGGATTTATAAAAAAATGTCTGAAGTAAATAAATTAAGAATATTATCTCTTGGTGCTGGTGTTCAAAGTTCTACACTTGCATTAATGATTGAACATGGTGAATTACCACCGATTGATGCTGCTATATTTGCTGATGTTAAAGGTGAGCCAAAAAAAGTTTATGAATGGTTAGAGTATCTTAAAACTAAAATTAAATCTTACCCTGTTCACATAGTTTCATGGAGAGATTTAAAACAAGATATCCTTGATGCAGCTAATGGAGATTATAAAGCATTTACAGCTCCATTTTATACAAAGAATATTGAAACAGGTAAAAAAGGCATGCTTAGAAGACAATGTACTGCTGATTATAAAATTAAACCAGTTGTCCAGAAAATTAGAGAATTATTAGGTTTAGCAAAAGGTGAAAAACGAAAGGCTGGAACTGAAGTAGAATTATTAATGGGTATTTCTAAAGATGAAATTGTTAGAATGAAAACCAACCCAATTAAGTATATTACAAATGTTTATCCATTAGTTGATAAAGATATGTCAAGAAAAGATTGTATAGAATGGATGGAAGATAACTTTTATCCAAAACCTCCAAGATCAGCATGTACTTTTTGTCCTTATCACTCAAATGAAGAATGGTTAAGAATAAAAAAAGAAACTCCTGATGAATGGAAAGAGGTTGTTGAAATGGATAAAGCAATTAGAAGCCAAGAAAGATTTAAAGAAAAGAACAAAGGATCAGGTACTTTGACCGATGAAATATTTTTACATCGTTCTTGCAAACCTATTGATGAAATAGATTTTGAAAAGAAAGACCCTCAAGGAGATTTGTTTTTTGGTATGGCTAATGAGTGTGAAGGAATGTGTGGCAATTAATGCGCAATCTAATTGAAAGTATTATTGATGTAGGTTCTGGCTTTATATTAGCTATTGTAATTCAACTAATAATATTTCCCATATTTAATTTATATCCATCAATTTTAGACTCAATTGGTATAGCAATTATTTTTACTTTTGTTTCTATTTTACGTTCATGGTTTTGGAGGACTATATTTAAATGTCTGAAGTAATAAGATTAACACCCTATGAATTAGCAACCGCAGCTCAAGTGGGTTGTATGAGAGTAACAGAATCTTTTAGATTAGGTGAAAATTGGGGTCATGGTTACAGTAAATCTATGTATTATAAATTTGCTGATTCTATTTCTGGTGCTTGTGCAGAATTTGCCGTTGCACAATATTTAAAAATTAAACCTCAAATTCATGTCAATCATGGTGCTAAATCTGATATTAAATTTAATAATTTAGAAATACAGGTTAAATCTCATGTTCCTAAAAAGGACAGGCAGCCATTATTATATATTAGACAAAATGCTTTACCTGGTGAAATCTTTTGTTTTGTAACTGACAAATCTCCAGAGTTTCACATACTGGGTTTTATTATGGCTAAAGATATTATTTTCCAAGAATCTAGGTTAACAGATTTTGGCTTGCCAAGACCTCCAGTATTTCAAATTAAACAGAATGAATTAAAACCTTTTGATAAAATTGTATGAAAGTTTTAATAGCTTGTGAATTTTCAGGTACTGTAAGAGAAGCATTTAAAAAAAAAGGTCATGATGCTTGGAGTTGTGATTTATTACCAACTGATATTCCAGGACAACATATTCAAGGTGATGTTTTAGATTATTTAGATAATGAATGGGATATGATGATAGCACATCCACCTTGCACTTATCTTGCCAATAGTGGAGTTCAACATTTATGGAAAAATAGAAAAAAGGAAAATGGAAAAAATTATAGAAGATGGTGGTTAATGAATAAGGGTAAAGGTTTTTTCTTAAAGTTACTCTATAATCCTTTTATACCTAAAATAGCAGTAGAAAATCCGGTACCACATGGATATGCTGAATTACCTAAATACAATCAAATTGTTCAACCTTATTATTTTGGTGAAGAAGCTATGAAAAAAACCTGTTTGTGGCTTAAAAATTTAGAACCTTTAAAACCAACAAAAATTGTAGGTAAAGGTGAACAATATTATACTAAAGAAGGTAAACCAAATGGCTCTAAATGGTATCAATTACCACCAACAAAAGATAGATGGAAACATAGAAGTAAAACATTTCAATCTATTGCAAATGCAATGGCTGAACAGTGGGGTTAAATGAAACCAAAAGATATTAACTTAAACATTCATGAAATCACTAGACTAGATAAGAAGAACTGTGATAAGGTTCTGCACAAAATTTCAAATAACAAAATTTCCTATACTCAAGATGAATTAAGTTACATTCAAAGAATGAACGAATATAATATGCTTGATGAAAAACAAATGAAACACATTATTGCCATATTTGTGAGTCTG